AGTTTTGGTTGCGATCTTCATTTTGCTGATGCTTATATCGGTAAAACAACTCGTATGTCTCGTTATGAGCGTCTTTCAACTGATGGCGGACAATTAGACGGTTCTGGTATTGATCCAGCTCCAGAAGTTGTAGTTCGTACAGATATCGATGCTACAATGGAGATTTACGCTAAGACTGTTGTAATTAACGAGCAAGTAACTCTATACGAAAACGATAAAGTTCTTACAAAGTTTACAGCTCTGTTAGGTCAATGGTTACGTGAAAAAGAAGACTTGTTAATGCGCGATCTTTACGCTTCTTCTGTATCTTACATCAATGCTGTTGGTGGTGGTAACGGAGATCAGCCAAGTAACATCAACAGAGCAAGCGTTAACAATATCGAACGTATCCTATTGGGTAATGATGCTCGCACAATGCTTGCTGTAAACGAAGCTATGGACAAGTTTGGTACAAGCCCGACTCGTGATGCTTTTATTGCGCTTGCTAGCACAGACATCACATCCGATCTACAAAACGTAAACGGTGTTGTGCTTAAGAATAGCTATCCTCATCAAGAAGGATTGAGACCAGAAGAATATTGCTCTATTAGCCGATTCCGCTTCTTTGTTTCTTCTAAAGCAGCAAAGATTCCAGGAGCTTCTTTAGCAGGAAATACAGTTTACACTATTCCAATGTTTGGTTTAGAAGCTGCTGCTAAAATTGAACAAAACGGATATACAGCTATTCTCGGTTATCGCCCTCCTTACGTAGTGTCATCTGTGGCACAAAACAGCCAGTTGTATGCTAAGTTTGCAATCGCTAGAGCGATTACTAACCAAAACTGGATTAGTGGCCTAAACGTAACAGCAACTTTAAACTAGGAGTAAGATCATGGCTTTTACTATCGTTACTCAGGGATCTTTCACTTCTACTGGTGTTGGTGTTAAAGTTCCACTTCCAAGTTCAGCAGATTATTTTAAAGTTCAAAACCTTACACAATTAGCTACTACACAAGGTACTGGTCGTGGAGTGATGTTTGAATGGTATAAGAATCTAACTCCTGCTGGTGCAGCTATTGAATGGCTAAAAACAAACTCAACAAATGCAATGAACTTGACACAAGTTTCGTCTGGTGGGTTTACGTATGTTGAAACAGCTCCTATTGTAGAAGCTCAAGCAGCAGCAGCTATTACAGGTATTACAGCAGCAAACCCTGCAGTTGTGACCCAAACAAATACATATTCTGATGGAGATCTAGTAAGAATTTACAATACAACAGGCGATTTAACAATCGGCGGTATGGTATTTCAAATTTCTTCTTCTTCTGGTTCAGGTTATACTTTATTAGGTTTGCCAAACACATCACAAAACGGTCTTGCAGCTGCAACAGCCGGTAATACACGACGTGTTTCAAAATACGCTGCTGTAGATCCAGAATATTTATATATCACTGGTATCTCAAATGCAGGAAGTTTAACAACACCATACGTTGGAAAAAGCGTTGTTTCTGTATCTGTAGACCCTTCAGCATACTACGTTGTTGGTATGAAAGTTCATTTTAGCGTTCCTACATCATTTGGAATGTCTCAAATGAGCGGTTTGACTGGCACAATTGTTGCTTTAAATGTATCTAATACAGGTTTAACAAACTTTGTTGCAGCCTATAACATGGTTGTTGATATTGATTGTTCTTCCTTTACACCTTTTACATTCCCAGCAAGTGCATTGTCACCAACAGCACAATTATTTGCTACATTGGCTCCTGCAGGTGCTCAAACTAGCTTTGATCCTATCACATTGGTTCAAACTGGTTATGAATTTCAAAAGCAACCATTTCATACAGGTCAATTTACTCCATTTATGTACTTAGCTGCTGGCGCGCAATCTCCAGCTGGTAGTACATCTGATGTGATTGTATGGCAAGCGTATAAAATGGAAAACTAATTGAATTTATATAATTTAATAAGGGTAAAGGTTTAATGCCTTTACCCAATTAATAGGTAAAAATGCCAGAAGCCAATACGTATCTACCGGGAACCTTAGTCATACCTGGATCCCTTTTGATATCCAATATGACTAATGCTTATCAAATGGTTGTCACTATTGTAGATTCACCAGTGAATTCTTACGTTGTCGGTCAATTAGTGAGATTCACAGTTCCAAAAAACTATGGAATGATTCAGGCTAATGGTTTGACTGGAGAAATAACAAACATAAATGCATTAGATTTTACTGTAGCTATAGACTCAACTTATTTTGATGTATTTACAGTTCCTCCCACGTTGAGCGCAGTAGAAAAACCAGCTTCACTGAGTCCTGCAGGTTCTAGAAACCTTGTAATAAATAATAATACCCAAAGAGTCCCATTTCAAAATTTAAACAACATCGGAAACTAAACAAAGAGGGAAATATGGCACAAATTGTAATGGTAACAGAAACTGGAGAAGAACACGGTTTAATTAATACACTTCCTAACTCAGTAGCAGATGATGGATTTGCTTCAATGAAACCTGAAATGAAATCTAAGGCTGAAAAACAAAAAAAAGAAGATAGCCGTATTGTAAAAGCACGTTATATTAATCATCGTGGAATGCATGAAAGATTAGATAAACCATATATGAGATACGCAGGAGATCCAATTCAAATTTATCATTTAATTCCAGGTAAAACATATGATTTGCCTAAAGGTTTTGTAGATGAAATCAATGAGCATAAAGGCTTAGCACAAAGAGCTGATAGAGTTATTGATGATAAGGTATTGGCTAAAGACCAAAACCCATTAAAAATCCATGAACTTGTTCCAATTTCATTTTAATTAGGTAAATATGGCAATCGCTCCTCCTGATTCAACATTAAACGCTATACGTCTAAAAGTGCGCAGACTTATTGCTTCTCCATCAGAACAGCAATTAACTACAACCACTATTGACCAAGCTATCAATACATTTTATCAAAATGATTTTCCTTACGGAATAAAACTTGATCAGATGAGGAGCGTTTACACATTTTATACTGCTCCATACCAAGGAAGATACCCTTTAAACGTTAATTTTAATCAGGGTATCAGGGCGCCAGTATATGTAGATGGAATTAATGGAACATTTTTTAAAGATCGTAATGATTTTTACAGAATGTGGCCTAGATTTCCTACATTGTCCAAGCCTTTTGTAGGCGATGGCACAACAAATTCATCCAATATTTTAATTACCTTCACTTGTCCAACAGTTCCATTTCTCCCAGGAAACGTAACATTTGGTGGTTTGGCTGTTGGTGGTTCTGCAATAAGAATTGCTGACGATGGAGAAGGTAATCTTTACTATCAATCCCCAGTACCGCAAGTTTCAAACCCATCGATAACAACTAACGTTTCGGGTATGAAAAACTTAAATAACGCTCCTGCAACTGGAGAATTAGGGCCAGGCGATGAGCAACAAACTAGAGTAGGAAGTGTAGATTATGTAACTGGTGTATTCATTATTGACTTTTCTTTAGCTAACGTTGTACCTGCTAGCGGTTCTGAATTTAACCTTTTTGTTTCACAATATCAGCCAGGGCGTCCTTATTCTTTGTTGTTTTGGAATAATTATTTTGAGATTAGACCTATACCTAAATTGATTCATAAAATTGAAGTTGAGACATATTTGACACCCGTTCAATTTCTTGAAACAAGTGATAATCCTATATTATTGCAATGGTGGCAGTATCTGGCTTATGGAGCTGCTATGGAAATAGCAAGAGAAAGACAAGACCAAGATAGCGTAGATAATTTAATGGAAGGTTTTAAAAGGCAAGAAGCTCTCGTTCTTGAAAGACAAGGTACTGAAGAAATAGGTCAAAGAAATCAAACAATATTTACAGCTACAACACAAAATCTAGGATGGAACCAAGGTTGGGGAAATCCTTATGGGGGATAAAATGGCTAAAGAATCTAAAAAAGCAGAAAGCAAAATTAAAAAAGTTATGCATGAATTTGGTGAAAAAAAATTACATAGTGGATCTAAAAAAGGCCCTGTGGTTTCTAATC